AGAATCAACATCGGTAAAAGTAGTTAGAACATCAACGCCAATAGCATTGCGCAACATAGCAACTGCATTATTATGTATATCTTTTGCTTCATCTACATCAAAAATTAAATCGCCATTTTTATCTAAGGGTAATTTTTGAATAATGATTTTTAACAATTTCTACATTTGCTTACGACGGTCTAACTCTTGTGCCGCATCCAAATCAAGTATTGCGGGACACATATTAACGAACATTGGGATATCATTGTTATTAAAGTTAAACTTAATAACACTGCCGGGTTCTAATAAATACCAACCAGTTTGATAGTATTTACCCAAAAATCCTTCATTTTCATTCTTTAGTTTACCTTGTCTATATAAAATATAGCCTTTGGAAAACTCTGCGGGGAACATTTTTAAAACCTTTAAACGGTAATTAACATCGGGGAATTTATCATCAAAGAATCTCATATTAAATTCAACTGCGGGCATATTACCAACCGAATAACGAGTTCGGCAATAAGCGGCAGGAAGTTGCTACAGCACCAGACCGCTTGAACTTTCAGTAATATATCCATAATATGCGCCAGACTTAATAACCTCTAGAGCAATATCGCCGCAAATCTTTTTAATATATGAATTATCTAAATAGTTTAGAATACGAGAAAATTCTTCTACAACTTTTTCTTCTTTCATTTTTTCGTCATAGATTTCAGGCACAATATACCAGTCATAACGATACATAGTAGCAAAATAATTACAGGCACGCTGATAAATACCAGAGGTACGATAAAAATAATTGGAAATTTCTCGTAATTTATCCACATCCTAATTTGCCAACGCCTATAGAATTATGCGTTTATCGCCATAGTTTCTATTAGCGGCCGCCAAAGAGCCAAGACTCAAAGTGGCATCATTTAAAGTTTTTACTCCAACTTTAATCTTGCCATAAGAAGTAACGCCTGAATCGGTCATATTAAAACCTTTTTCTCGAATTTCTTCCTAACGATTTTTTTCTTCCAATTCCCTACACCTCCTTAATATCCAGCCTTCTCCATTATATAATCGTAAGAAATTAAATTTTCTTCGGTATATGGAATTTCAATTAGTTTAAAATCGTGGAGGGCACAAAAGCGTCTTTTCAGATTATCATTATACTGCTATTGGAAAAAACCCTTTTTACCACCAAATTTTGAACTTGGTTCATAGTGCTATTTTCCTTGATATTCAATCATAAAATCTATTTTACCATCATCATCAAAAACAACAAAATCAAAGCGCAATGGCCGTCCGTTGGGCGAACGCAAATCTGGAAAAATATATTCCATTTTAAAGGTTAAACCTGCCTCGCGCAAAATATCTTCAATTTTTATTTCTCCATAAGAAGCACGCATTTATATCCTCCTTTCTTAATTTAAAAACTACCAATCTTTAGCACAGAACTTTTTCTTTTTTCTTTTTTTATCTTCTTCTTGCTTAATATAGTATAAACCATATTCAAATGAAGAGAATTTATCTTTCTTGATGCCTTTATTGGCTTGTCGGAGAATGATATTAACACCCTCATTTTCTTCTCGAAGGTTTAGCATCTCCTCTTTTAATATGGAAGTTAGAGTAAACGGATATAAGTAATCTGCCCTTTGTTCAGGTTTCATATTCTATCCAACTTTTGTATTTAGTAATTTTTGTTTAGCAATACGCTCATCGATTAAAAATTGAACTCTTCCAGAATTCATTTGAGACTGTGCGTTTGCGTGCGCTTCTGTGTTAATTGGCGCGTTAGCCTTAATTAAATACATTGCATCGTGTTCAGTAATATTTGTTTTATATTTTTTATAATACCCTTCATCATCGTTATAAACGCCAAAATCAGGATAAGTATCTCCAGTAAGTGGATCAACTTGTGATTTAACCATAAAGTCAACTAATCCAATACCAAGTCCATTTGCGTCGATAACTAAACGCCGGGCCTTATATTTATAATACAATTTTTTAAGCCTTAAGGCTTGATCGCCAAAGTGCTCATCAGAAAAAGTATACATATTTACTAGAGATTTCACAGCGCCACCCACTGATTGCGGAGTTACTTTAAATACACATACGACAGAGTCGCAACCTTTTCGACCAACGTCGACAGAAAGCACATAATAACTTAATGCGCTAGACCGACCAGAGTGTTCGTACTCTGGCTTCTGGAGTCTACGATGTCTATCAAAAACCTCTCCGTCAAAGAAAGCATCCGCGACTGTACCTGACCATTTTGATTCATATTCTCGATCAAAAGAGGCTTCATTAAAAGTACCATCTCGTTTTAAATCCTATAAGAATGTTTTATCCAATAGTTTCATCATAACGGGAACACGCCAAGTTCCACCCATTATAAACGCTTTTTCGGGTTCAGAGACCATACGTACCAATAGTTGAATTAACTTATCATAGGCAAAGGTACCCTTCCAACCGGCGGTAGTAACAAATATCTAACTCTTATTTAGTGTTTCGTCGGGTTGCGTTGAACCGTCCATACATAGTCGTGAAACGTTCATAGTAGGAATAATGACTTCATTAAGAATAGTTCCATCAACGCCAACGCATTCCTCTACAAGGCCGCCGTGGCGACGCTTACCTCTAGATTTTTCACTAGCGGCAATATTATCAAAATAAGAACCATTTTTAAACATAAAAATACAATAGTCTTTTGACTATCGCGTTTTGCCCGGCCGCAAATCTAATTCTCTTTCCAAGGCCGGGACAAGAGTACAGAGTTCATTAACTTTTTCTTTAACAATGCCGGCTGCCTGCTCTTTACCACCAGAAGTAACGAATAACTTTGAACGTGGATATAGGATACAGCGGCACATTAAAACTAATACCGATAAAAAAGATTTTGAATAAGCACGAGGGAACACCATATAAACATATCTATATCGCATTGCCGCTCGTAAAAAAACTCGTTGATAGAAGAAAAAGCGCAAACCGTTTTCAGGAATTTTACCATCCATACCGGTTTGTAAAAAATCAATAAACATATCAGGGTATTCGCGCCAATAGGCTATATATTGGCGCAGAACGGGTTTAATTGCTTCAACACGCTCTTCAGAAATACCCACCTTTTTTCTATTGCTTGATACCTGTAATAAATCTTGGAGAGCCATTAATCATCATCCTCTCCAAGAAGTTCTCTGAGAAACTCATCATCATCTATTTCTGCCTGTTCTTCCATATCTCGCAGTGCCGCAAAATCTTCGTCGGCTAAGATTGATTCTTCACCCTCGCCGAACAAAGAGGCGTCGAAGGAATCTTCATCGCTAGCCGCTTCAGCAGTCATATCGGCCTCTTTTTCTTTATCAATTTGAATTTGTTTAATTGCGCTCTCAATCAAGTTGCCCAGATTCATTTCTTCCATAACTAAACTTCTAGTATAGTTTTGAAGGTCTTGTAAAGTTCTATCAACTTTATCTTGAGGACCATCGGTGTAATATCGTGGAATAAATCCGTCTTTTTCGCATAACGCAACTAGTTCAGAGATTGAGTCTACGTATTCACCAGTTGCGGCTTTGTTTTGAGCGGCGGTAAACTTACCTGATTTCATTAAGGTATCATATACCTTACTCATTTTTTGATAACCTTCAATATCACCCATATCTATTAATTGATTGGCTTTTAAAGAAGTTTTACAAATTAATTTAAGGGTATCTTTATGACCAGCCGTTTGAATATCATAAGACTCCATCATTTCATTATATAGATTTTCTAATTCAATCCATTCATCTGGTTTATAGGCTTTACCCCATTTTAATCGAAGATATAATTTATCTTCTTCGGTTAATTCTGCTACTAAACTGTCAGTTGCGCCATCGTCAAAATAATCTTCAATTTGAGTGATTTCTATTTCATCTTTACCAATCGTTTCAGCGGGCGGAGCCGCAACTTCTTCGGGAAGGGTAAAGGTGGCCTTGTTAATTGCTTCCGCAATTTCAACGGCGCTATAGCCTTGACGCTTCATAGTAGTCTCAATTTTGTTATTAGCCATCTCTTGGAGATGTTCATTATCAGCCCATCTAAAATCTCTAAATTGCTTTAGTTTCATTTTAGATAAGTAGCGTCCTAAAATGGTCATACCGGTTAATTTACTACGGTCTTTTCCATAGGATGCCAATAATTTATTCCATTCTTCAGGAATATAAGGCACATCAATTTCTTGTAATATCCATAAATAAGTATCAGGATTCCAGTTATCAACGTGTAAGGTCATACATCTTTTACATAATTTTACCTTACCTTCTGGATACTTTTCTAAATTGTTGGATAAATAGAAGTTTTCTGCGCTCTTCGTGGTATTACAACTTTCACAATAAAATTTATCATCTGCCATAATATAATTCTCCTTTCAATAGTCTATAAAGTGGCTTTTTCAAGAATTATACTGATTTGCCCTTAACACTACGGCAACATTTACAAATACTGTACCAGCCATCTTTACTAGTTTTATTAATCGAAAAATATTTATTATTGGCTAACTTAATCTGCCCACAGCGACTACAACGCTTATATTTACCCTTGGCTTCCTTCATAAAATACCAATCCAAATATTGGTCCTCAGCAGCGGACGCAATAAGTTGGGGGATTTTCTTGCGCCATAGGGAAGATATGTATTCAAGAGAGTGTTTAATACCAAATTCTTGCTATAAGGCTTCTTGAATATCTATATTCTACATTCCATCTATTTTATATTCTACAATTTTCATATATAGGGGATAGTCCTTAAGAGCCATATCACAAATGGTTTCAAAATCATAGATTAAATACCAAGTATCACTTTCAAAATTACCCCAACTATCTTGTTTTAATTTAGAATAATTACATAAAATTGCGGAACACACAGCCGGGTCAATCAAAGTAATGCCCTGGCCTACCGCACGACCTTCGTCGTTAACAGTAATTTCTCCATCAAGTGGAATAAAGTTTTTTGATGAACGCACCGCTTGCGTAAAAACGATAGGACCACGATATGCGTTTTTTATTACATATTGGTCTTTACGCAAATCAATTAAAGTCTTTTTAATTATAAACGCATCACGACCGGACGCGGTTTGTAATTTCTTTTCCCAATATTCAATAGCCTCTCTTAACTATTTTAAATGTGGAATTTCTTCTATATCCTATTTTGTTATTGACACTTTTGGTTGAAAAATCTAATTTTTATCTTCAGTCATTATACTATATACGCCATCTTCGCCATTTTCAAACTGGGAAACAAGACCCTCAAAAGAAGTTTCACGCTTGTTAATCGTAACTAAACGATTATCGGTAAGAATACTGCGCTCCTTTTTTTCTTGTTTCTCCATACAAAGAATTAAATAATCAGCCAACACCTCTAGATAGCCCGGTTTTAATTCTTCATCACGGGGTTCATCTAAAATTTGCTAGACTAATTTATTTCGTTCTTCTGGAGATTCTAAAGAGTAATCTAATTTTATCATCTTATACCTCCAGGTTTTTGTTTCTTACAGGCTTATTATATCAGAATTTTTCCAGATTGTCAAATTTTTTTAGATTGACAATTTAAAAAAATTTTATTATAATAAAAATACTAAATAAAAGGAGAAGAATTTTATGGGTGAATTTATTAAGCGTTTGGGCAAAAGTCTTCAAACGCTATTGAATAAAATTTTTAAAAAGAAAAATTGGGTTTCGATTGAAGAGTTAGTTTCTAAAAAATTAGAAAGTCTTTTCGGAGACGGAGAATTGGAAAGCGCGCTAATAAAAATTCCAGTAAACGCAGAAATGTCAGAAAATTTCTTCAATATCCCTTTAACAATTCTGCCCAAACACATCAAAGTCAAAACGCTATTGGTAAGCCTAGCCGCAAATCAGCCATACGACTATCAAGCAGTTGACTTGTCGCAATATGAGGAGAGAGGCCTAGCGCATTTTATCGTCGGACGCACTACTGGATTCCAAGAGATTTTGGAGGAATTCCAGGAGGATAGAAAGTGGTTGGAGGAAGCGTTGCGGGACTCCGAAGAATCCGGTCTTTATAGCGTGTGTATAGGAGAGGCAACCCTCCTATACTATGAGGAATTGGGGATATGGGATATTTTATCGTGAATCCGAAATGGAAAACCGTTTAGGAAGTTTTTTTACCAGACAATAAATAAATAAACAAAAAATAAAAGCAAACGCCCGAAATACACGCCCCCGGGTGTATCAAAAGATACTTCTATTTTTTTAGTCAAATTACACAAAAACAAGACCACCACCCCCCGGTATTTTTGTGCAACATTACGGCTTGTAAAGCGTTTTTTATTGTGGTATCATATCTGTGTCAGGTGAAACACACCACGACAAAAACTTGATTGAAAGAGGTACTGCAAAATGAAAGTTTACGAAAAAATCAAGAGCCAAGGTTTTACCACTTTGGAAATGTTCGACCTTATCAAGGGAGAGGCAACATATTACATTGTTGACCAATCCACCGAAGAAGAAGCACATTATTTGTGCATCCGTGAAGGCGATAATACATGGAGCTTCGATGCCTACAATTACAGCGAAGCCGTGAACACTTGCAAGGCTGATTTTATGGCTAGGGGTTAAACCCTAGCCACCCAATAAAATGAAAGAGGTAAAAAAATTATGATGTACGGCAACAACTCAAACGGATTTAGTTATTCCCCGGACCGCTCCCGTGATGTAAACCGCTTCAACCCTTCCACCCGTGGCAATTACTCCACCGCATACGCCAACGCAAGCGGTAGCAAGGCAAGCGGATACTATTACACCGCCACGCCTACCTATTCCAAGCCCACCACACAAGGGCGGTATCTTGGGAATGGTCAATATGTGGAGGGTTGAAACATGAAGAAAATTGTCAGCATCACAGACCTTTTCGGCGACCCCGTCGACCTTAGCATCTATGACATTATCCACATAGGGACGGATTATGTGGTGGTCAAGTTCAAAAAGCATGGCTTCGTGCAAAGGTTCGCATCTTGCGACGGCTACACTGTCATTATTAGAGAGGAATAAAGGGGCGGACTTCCGCCCCCCACCATAACAAGGAGGTTTGTATATATGGCACAAGACACCTTTTCCATTGAGTTCTTGGACACTTGCGAAATTGTCACCGCCACACTTGGCAGTGAACACTTGCTTGATAAGGTAGAAGAAATCTTATACATACAGCAGGAATTAACTCCAAACGCCAACCGATGCAGTTGGGCATTTCCGTTTTTGCGTGGTGAACCTGTCCGCTTTACATACCACAAATGTGAATATGTTTGGGTATGGCTTATTGGCAATAAAGTCTATGTAGCAGACAGCCTGAACCAGTATTGGGCAATGCACAAATAAAGCTATGGGGCAAATGCCCCATAGCCACACCATAACAAGGGGGATATATATGGTAGTTATACACATACAAGAAGTCAATAGTGACCAAGTGGTGGAAGTCACGGCAAAGGATATCAAGCACGCCATACTTGCCTATGCAGAGCATAATGCTTTTGACTGGCGTGATTTATATCATTATACTATAACTGTTAATACTGCGGTTTTCTATTTCCACACGGAAAAGTTAACCATTACTAATCTATACGGCAACAGATACATTGCGGTATGGTCTAATGTTTAAGGGGGTTTTCATATGGTAATCATACCAACCAATAGTGAAATAGTGGGGTTGTTTATACTGCTTATCTGTGCGGTTGCCTTTCTGTGCGTTGGTCTATTGCGTCATAGTCGGCGTAATGCTTATGCCTCTGATACTTGGACAGAAAGACATATTGATAAAAATGGACAGTATAGATATTAAGGAAAGGGCGGACAAACCGCCCTTTCCTTTATAGGGCTCTATACCGGTTGCCTGCGCCCTTTAGGGTGTCATACTCCGCAGGCAGGAAACAAATGAAACCCTCAGACTAAACGAAAATAAAATGAAAATAAATGTATGGGGCTTGTATATCCCGAATTCATAGGGTTAATATGCGCGATTAAACCCTTGCCCGGAGCGTGGTCGGTGGCCACGCTCCGAATTTTAATACACCCGGCCCCGTGGTAAAAATTGAAAGTGTACGCGACCGGTGGACACTCTATATGATACGCCCGGAACCGTTGTCAAAAACTTTATAAAAATTTTTTTAAAAAACCCTTGACAAGTTATATTGTCTATGATATAATAATACCATCAAGAGGGGATAAACCCCTAAAGAAAGGGATAGATTTTATGATGATTTTGCGTTTCACTGATAACCATTGGCAATATACTATTGCTACCGCTTCCGCCATACGGCAATATCACATTCACGACTTGGGCGAAGAAGGATATTTAGTCCTGGATAATTGCGGTAATCGTGTTTCCATTGAGGACACCCTGCCTTTGGCACAGATTTCCGCACACGAACACTTCAAAACGCGCAGCATTTAATTATGGTCATCGTTCTGGGGCGTCCAGCCCCAGAATTTCACCCTCTTTAAACCTTCCATAAAATTTTGAAAGCAAATGAAAAATTTGTAAAAAGCATAAAAAATCCCGAAAAACTCCTTGACAAATTAGTTTTTTGATGTTATAATTAAGGTACAAAAAAGAGATATGAAAGAGGTAATCACTATGAAGTATTTGGTCGAAACAAAAATTGGTTGCGAAGTCCTTGATACCTATGAACTGGCAGAAATCTTCTGTTATGAACAGGGCATCCACCCGGAAGAAATCGTGGAAGTCACCGAAGAAGAAGCCGCAGAAATCTGCGGCTGATTCAAAAAACTATGCTACCCTCTTTAATCTTCCAATAGAAAGGAAAGTCAATATGTACGAGTTCCATATCCGCAATACTCATACCAACGAAAAGAAAATCCTCTTCGGCTATACAGCAAATGATGCGTTCCGGCGCGCCGGCATCGTGAACACCGAACTCTGGGATTGGGAAGTCGAATTTTACGAATATGTTGATTAAGGAGTGTCCTTCATACGAGGACACTCCCATATTTTTGAGCCTCGCGCCTACGGACCAGGCGCGAGG